GCGCAGCATCCCGCGACGCTCCCCGCTAGGATGCGTCGTCGCCCGGGGGGATGTCCGAGTGGTTAAAGGAGACGGGCTGTAAACCCGTTGGCTCTGCCTACACAGGTTCGAATCCTGTTCCCCCCACCTTCCTGAGTCCGCGGACGAGGGCGGACAGTCCGGCCAGACGCCGGAATCCGCCCTCGCCGGGGGCCCTCACCACGAGGGCCACGGAGCAGGGGATCCGCAGACCGCCCCGGCGGCTGCTGACACCGACCTGACCACGCCGGTCGGTCGACCTGACACCACCGCCGCGTTCGACTACGCGCAGGCGCTCGCGGCCACCACGCCGCCCTACGTCCTCGGGAGCGGCCCGGCGCCGTCCCCGCGCTCGCTGACGGACGCCGAGGTCGCGAGCCTCCGGCAGCAGCGCACGACGCTGCGCCAGCTCCGCACGAAGGCGCAGCGCGAAGCCGACCGGCTCGCCGAGCGGGCGGACGCGATCACCGCCGCCCTCGTGGCGGCTGGCGTGGAGGAGCCGGACGCCGCCCTCACCGGCCGCGACCTCGCCGACAGCCTCGCCGAGACGGCGAAGCACGCCACCGACCTGGCGGAGCGGTACGGCAACGCCCTCGTCGCGATCCACGAGGCGCTGGGCAGGGACGAGCTCTCGCGGTCGGGCCTCGTGATGGCCATCCGCGTGCAGCTCGTCGCCCTCGGCCACGAGGAGGCCGACGATGCTCGCTGAGGTGGCGCGGTGGGTCCTCCTGGCGGCGATGGCGGCCTACGTGGTCGACGTCCGGCGGGATCGCCGCGCCGAGTCTCGGCGCCGGCACGCCCCGCGGGTGGCGGTGCTGCACGTCCACCTGGCGGAGACGCGGCAGTACCAGCGCCTGGTCCGGTTCGTGGAGGACGTCGATGACCAGTCCGCGGGCGACCCGGCGTTGCAGGAGCTCGTGACCGGGCTCCGTGGCGACCTCGTCCGCATGGCGGCAGAGGGGGACGACGATGCCCGCTGACCAGATCCGCGTGGAGCGGCTGACGTACGCCGGACCCGAGGGGCCGCGTCGCGGTGGCTGGGACGTGCAGTACCGGGACCTGTCTCGCGACCGCGCGACCCTGCTGTTCGTCCCGGACGCGGTGGTCGACGCGATCCGCGGCTCCGAGCAGGACCCGGGCGGCACGGCGCGCCGGCTCGCGATCCGGGCCCACGTGCACCTGGGCGAGGTGGAGGACGCTGCGGCGCGGGCCCACGAGGTGGTCCGGATGCTCGCGGGTGCTGCGTCGGCCGCCGCGCCCGCGCGACGGCCACGGCCCGCGGGCGGGGCCCCGGCCGTCCTGAGGCAGGTGCGCGCGTGAGCGTCACCTTCCACGATCTGTTCTGCGGCGCCGGCGGCTCGACGCTGGGCGCTGCGCTCGCGGGCGCGACGCCGCTCCTTGGCGCGAACCACTGGCCGGTGGCGTGCGAGAGCTACGCGACGAACCACCCCGACACCCGCGTGGACTGCGCGGACGTCTGCACGGTCGACCCGCGGCGCTACCCGCGGGCGGACATGCTGCTCGCGTCGCCGGAGTGCACCCACCACAGCTACGCCAGCGGGAGGAAGAAGGACGACCCGAACCTCTTCGACCCGCAGGCCGACCTGGGAGCCGAACGGTCCCGGGCCACGATGTGGGACGTCGTCCGCTTCGCCGAGGTCCACGACTACGACGCGGTGATCGTCGAGAACGTGGAGGCCGCGGTGAAGTGGGGGATGCGGCAGGGCCAGAAGTACCGCCACGGCGACTACGGCCCCCTCTTCCACGCCTGGCTGAACGCGATGTCGGCGCTGGGCTACGAGAAGCAGCTCGTGCACCTCAACTCGATGACGGTAGGGGTGCCCCAGTCGCGGGATCGGCTCTACGTCGTGTTCTGGAAGAAGGGCATGCGCGCCCCGGACCTGAACCTGACGCCGACGTGCTGGTGCGGGGCGTGCGGGAAGCTCGTCGCCGGCTACCAGCAGTGGAAGCGCCACGGCGCGACGACCGGCAGCTACGGCGTCCAGTACGTCTACGCCTGCCCGGACTGCCACACGCGGGTCGCGCCGGTCATCCGGCCGGCCGCCGCGGCGATCGACTGGTCACTCCCCGCCGAGCGCATCGCCGACCGGGCACGCCCGCTCAAGCCGGCGACGCTCGCGCGGATCCGCCGCGGCCTCGACCGCCTGGAGCAGCGCGCCGACGTCGTCACGCTTGAGCACCTGCTCTCCGGCGGGGCGTCGGTCGACCCCGACGGGTTGATCGCCCAGGTCGGCGGCAACCTCTACGAGCGCCCGGGCTACGCCCGCGTCTGGCCGACCGACACGCCGATGCCGACCCTGACCGGGACGGGCGACCGCGCGCTCGTCGTCCCGACCACGCACGCGGGCGGTGCCGACCGCGCCCGGGTCGCTGGCACCGCCCCGCTCCCGGCGCAGACCGGACGCCAGGAGCAGGCCCTCGTGCTCTCGAACATGACGAACGGCGTGCCGCGGCTCGCCGACGCTGAGCCGGCGGCGACGGTCACCGGCGGCAACAAGCTCGGCCTCGTGGTGGCGAACCGCCAGCACGCGATCGCGCAGCCCGCCGCCGGCCGGCCCCTCCACACCCTGGACACGAAGGGAGCGGGCTACCTCGTCGACCCGATGCAGATCGACCTGCGGGGCGAGAACCGCCCGAGGCCGGCGGCGGGCGAGCCGCTCTCGACGCTCGCGGCCAGCGGCCAGCACCACGGCCTGGCGTTCGTCGTCGCCAACTACAGCCCCGGCTGGGTGCGCGACGCACACGCCCGCGAGGTCGGCACGCTCACCGCGACCGACAGCCACGCGATCCTCACCTACCGCGGGCCCGCCGACGGGCGCAGCGTGGCCGAGCCCGCGTCGGCGATCGCCACGCTCGCGCAGCACGCCCTCGTCGGGCACGCCGCCCGCCCGGCCGACGTCGCGGTGGAGGACTGCCGGTTCCGGATGCTCCAGCCGCACGAGCTCCAGGCCGCCCAGGGCTTCCCCGAGGACTACGTCCTCACGGGCACGAAGCGCGACAAGGTCGCCCAGATCGGCAACGCCGTGTCCGCGCCGTCCGAGGCCCAGCTCGTCGCCCGGGTCATCGACGCGATCGGGGGCCGGTCGTGAGGCGCTCGGAGCTGCGGCGCACGAAGCCGCTCTCGCGCCGGACGCCGCTGAAGCAGGCGGCGGCGCTGGCGCGGGAGACCGCGCTCGAGCGCCGTGCCCGGCTGACGCCCGTGCGGCGCCGGCCGGTGACCGGACGGGCGGACGCCGCCGCGGCGTTCCGCGAGGCCGTGCTGCAGGAGGCGTGCATCGCGTGCGGCGCCTGGGGCCCGCGGGACGCGCACCACGCGGTGCCGGCGCAGGAGCTGCGGCGGATCTGCCGGACGCTCGGCCTGAGCGACGACGAGGCCTTGGCGGTGGTCTACGCGCCGGCGGTCGGCGTCGCCCTCTGCAGCGCGGGGACGCCGAACCGGTGCCACGAGCGGCACACGGTCGCGTACGGCCGCGTGCCGGGCCACCTGATCCCGGAGCGCGTCTACGTCTTCGCGGCCGATCTCGGCCCGGCGGCGTTGGCGGCGCTCGAGCGCGAGCACCCCGGTGCGCGCGCGACCCATGACCTTGACCACGACGACGCGGGAGACGCGGCGCGATGACGATGCACCTGACGGGCTGGGCCCGCGAGCAGCAGGCGAAGAAGGCGGGGAAGCGCCAGAAGAAGCGCGTCCGTCCGAAGCCGGCGAGGCCGGGCGAGCTGCCCGCGCCCGCGGTGGCGAGCAACAGGCCGCTGGAGAGCTTGGCGCTCGACGTGATCGCCCGGGCCGCGCGCCCGGTCGGCCGGGCGGAGCTCGCGAAGGCCCTCGGCCGCCGCCGGTCGGCCGTGGACGAGGCGCTCGAGCTGCTGTGGCGCCGCGGGCGGATCACGTGGACGACGTCCGGCGAGGCGCTGTGGACGCCGCCGAGCCAGATCCCGCGCACCGCGCTCCCGATCCTGTGAGCCTGTCGAGCCCGCAGAGGGCGGCCCTGCTGGGCCTGCGTGACCTGGAGGCCCGGGACGGCCGGGACCGGGGGTGGGACGAGGCCGAGCTGATGCTCGCCGCGAAGCCGTACCCCGGCGGCACGTCGATCACCTCGCGGACGCTGGCGGGCCTGCAGCGCCGCGCGGCGGTCTACTGCGGCCCCGCGTCGTCTGGGCGGTTCGAGCTGACCGAGGCCGGCCGCCAGCGGATCGGGAGGGGCCTGTGAGCGTCCAGGCGATGTCGTGGGTGTTCGAGCACAGCGAGGCGACGGGCCTGGAGCGCCTGATCTTGCAGAGCCACGGCAATCACGCGAACGGCTCGGAGCCGCCGTGGCACTCCTACCTGGGCGTCGACTCCGTGAGCCACGAGACGCGCGCGAGCCGGCGCGGGGTCCAGAAGGCGCTGCGGCGCCTGGAGGCGTCGGGACGGCTGCGCGACACCGGGGAGCGGCGGGGCGGAGCGCCGGTCTACGAGATCGTCCTCGACGCCGTTGCCGACACCGTTGATCGGGAGGCGCGCCTCAAGCGGGAGGCCGCGGAGAACGACCGCACGCGTGGGGCGAACCGGGTTCGCCCTGCCGAATCGGCCCCGTCGGGCGAACCGGGTTCGCCCGACGGGGCGAACGAAGGTCGCCCCGAGGGGGCGAACTCTGGGACGCCAGGGGGCGAACTCCAGGCCGGAAACGCGTCCTCAAGTTCGCCCGAACCGTCAGGAACCAACAGAGAACCCACAGCAGCTAACGCTGCTGCCGTGAGCGCGGACGCGCCCGTCGGCAGCACCGCCGCCGCTGCGGGCAGCAGCAGCACGGAGAAGCCGGGGGACCTCGGCGAGATCTACTGGGACCGGGCCGCTGACCTCCTCGTCACCGCCGGTTTCGAGCCGTCCGTCGTCCACGGCGACCGGCTGAAGCTGAAGACGGAGCTGCGGAAGCACGCCGACCGGCTGCCGCTCGTCGACTGGCCGGCGCTCGGCGCCCAGCTCAAGGCGGGCCGGGCGGACGGCTCGATCTACGCCACGACCCCCGTCGGGGTGCTGCGGTTCGGGCTCGGCCAGCGCAGCGCCGAGCACCTCACGGGCCAGGCGACCCGCCCGCCGCGCTCCGGCGCCGCGGGATCCGCCGGCCGGTCGAAGGACGGCCTGGCCCTCCCGGAGCCCGACGAGCAGGCCGCGACGGCGTGGCGCGAGGTCACCGACGGGCTGGAGGAGCTGCCGAACTGGGACGCGATCGCGTCCCGCTCCGGCGTCTCCGGCTCTCTGCTCGCCGCCGCCCGCCCGATCCGCTTCGACGGCGCCGTGCTGGAGGTCTCCGCCGACCAGGACCTCGCCGAGCTCGTCGAGCTCCGCGTCGTCCCGCTCGCCGACGAGTTCGCCAAGGCCCGCCTCAACGGTCGCGTCCGCTGGCTCGACCGCACCACCGCCGCCACCCCGACCACGAAGGCCGCATGACCCCGATCCTGCCCATCACGCCCCGCGCCGCCCGCGTCGCGAAGGCGACCGCGACGTCGGGCGGCGTGCTCGCGCTGATCGCCGGCGCGCTCCTGCTTGCGGCGTCCCAGCCGCCACCGTCGACGCCTGCCCTGGCGCCGCCACTCACGAGCTCCGTCGGCGCCACCGGCTGCCCCGGATCCCGGATCGGTTCCACCGGCGGGCCGCTCGGCGGCACCCGCACCACCACCACGAAGGAGGGCCGCTAGATGCCCAGGTTCCGCAAGAAGCCCGTCGTCATTGAGGCCGTGCAGTACGACGGGACGGCGAAAAGCCGCGACGAGATCTACCTCTGGACCGACCTCGACGACGTGCCCGCTGACGGTGGCGTCGACGGCCGACCGATCGTGATCTCGACCCTCGAGGGCGACATGACCGCCCAGGCGGGCGACTGGATCATCCGCGGCGTGCACGGCGAGTTCTACCCGTGCAAGCCCGACATCTTCGCGGCGACGTACGAGGAGGTCCACGACGATGCGACCGCGTAGGACCCCCTCGAGCAATCAGGTGTTCCGCCTGCCGGGTGGGACGGAGGACAGCGACCTCTGGCTCCAGCGGGCCAGCGACGCGAACGGCCTGACCGTCCTCGCGTCGACGTGGGAGATCTCCGACGAGGACCGTGCGGCGATCGCCGCCGGGGCGAACGTCGAGCTCGTCGTCTGGGGTGACGAGCACCCGCCCGTCGCCCTCCAGACCACGAACGCGCCGCTCGGCGCCGCGCCGGCCATGTCCGCGGATAGCGACGCAACCGCGGGCACGGAGCCCGCTCGCGGGCAATTCCAGAACAACCAGGAGGACACTGATGCCTGACGCGCCCGCGACCATCTTCGCCGCGTACCGACGCCCCAATGGGTCTGTCGCTGCGGCTGACAGCCCTGACTATTGGACCCAGCAGGGGTGCCCCCAGGCATTCGCCGTGCGCGAGTACGTGCAGCGAGACGCCTTGTCCAACCCGGAGGTGGTGGCAGAGCAGGTGATGGACGTGCTCGTACGGGTCCCCGCGGAGCGCGACTACCTCGACGCCGACGGTCAGGCGGAATACCTGCGCGACGCCATCGAGGAGGTTGTCCGGATGGCCCTCGTTCCGCAGGGCCAGAAGCCGGCCCCGGACGTTCCGGCTGAGCCCTCCCTGGTGGAGGGCGACATCCACATGCGCCTCGTCACCCGGCGCAGGGAGCGCGACGAGGCGCGTGCGGAGAACGACCGGCTGCGAGACCTCGCCTCGCGACTCGCGGCCATCGCGCCGGAGGGCGTTGACGACGACGCCGTTGCCGCGGCGAATGACCTCACGTCCGGGGCCGACCAGGAACCCATTCCACTGCAGGAACAGGAGCCGACCGATGGCTGAGGAGGCGAGCATCACGAGGACAAGCCGCGCGTCTGACGGGCTGCCGTCGATGGCGATTCACGCGGCCAAGCTGGTGTGCGGCGACGCCGGGTGCCCCGGGGCGACGGACGTGCGGTGCCCCGCCGTCGCGTGCTCGGTGCGGCTCGTGTCCGTGCAGGAGGAGCGCGACGCCGAGACGATGGAACGCCTGCGTCGAGAGGACGATAAGTATCGCTCCGCCCGCGCAGCCCGACGAGCGGCGCGGGCTGCCAAGTCCGGGGCCGACCAGGAACCCACCCAGCGGCACAACCAGAACAGCGAAGGCGGTACCCGATGAGGCTCGCCGAGCAGATCGCCGACCGCCTGAGCGAGCTGGACCACCTGGACCGCAACGACCCGTACGTCGAGGTCCTGCGGGTCGCGAAGATCGTCGAGGAGGCCGGGGAGGCGATGGAGGCACTGATCGCCTACCACGGTGTGAACCCCCGCAAGCCCAACGGGCCGATGGCTGATGTCGTCAAGGAGCTCGCCGACGTCGCGCTGACCGCGAAGGTCGCCATGGAGAGCTTCGGCTACGACTCCGTGTGGGTCCTCCGCCAGCGCGAGCAGGCAGTCCTGAAGCGCCTGAAGGCCGTCGAACCGCGGCACGAACAGGAGCCGTCCTGATGGCTCGAAAGGCGTACCGAGACGCGAACTACGAGCACTACCGCGAGTCAGAACGGGCCTACCGCCGCGAGCACGCCGAGGACCGTAGGCGTTGGGACCGCGAACAGCGCGCCCGCGAGATTTCGGAGTGCCGTTTCGGGGCGTGCCAGCGGTGCGGCAGCGGTCTCCAGCGCGGCCACACACGTGCGACGTGCAACGTGTGCTGGGAGGCCCTGGCCGCCGAGAAGTTCACGGCTTGGGTCGCCGCCTGGGTTGTGGGCGACCGCACGGCGGAGATCGCAGAACGCTTCGGCACGACGCCCGGGACGGTCTCGGTCTCGTTCGCCCGGCTCCGCGCCGGGGGCGTCCCGATTCCCCGGCGGAAGAAAACCTCGCGCGGGGCGGTGCAGTGGGCTGACCCGCTGCCCGACGACCCGATCATCGTCCCCCCGGGGGCGCACGGTCGTGGAGCCCGCGTCCTCGCGTCCGGGGCTCAGCAGGAACCCGGGGGTGGGGCATGAGCGTCACCGTGGTGCAGGACGCGCAGCTTCGGATGTCGTTCCCCGTGGTCCGCCCCCCGGGCGCGGAGCCGCTCAAGCTGCGCCTGGAGCTGGGCAGCACGACCGCTCGCGCGCAGCGCGACTGGTGCCGCGACGGGCTGGGCTGGCGGTCGTCGGATGGGTGGACCGTGCGACGGGCGCACCTCGTGCCCAGCAGCTACGTCCGGGGCCACGAGAACGGGTGGGCCGCGCTCTCGCCCGACGGCGTCGCCGAGTGGTGGGCGCTGGACGCGATCACGGCGATGGAGCGGGCGGAGGGGTGGGCGTGAGCTACCTCGACGGCAGGCCGAAGCCGAGGCCCGAGCTCCTGCCTACGCGGGCCGTGCTGGACGTGGCGTCGGTCATGGCGGCCGGAGAGCCCGAGCACGGCGACCGCTGGCGCCGGCACCACGCCGTGCACCACGTCGGCGCAGCGCTGCGCCACCTGCTCCGCTGGCTCGCGGGGGAGCCCTACGACCGTGACCTGCAGGAGCAGGGTCACGGGGAGCACAGCCACCTGGCGTGCGCAGGTGCGCGCGTCCTGATGGCCATAGAGATCGAGACCGAGGGAGCCTGACCATGGCGAAGCTGACCATCACGTTCGAGGACGACGGCAGCGGCGGCGTCAACGTCTCGACCACGAACGACACGCCCACGCCCGACCCGGACCGCTGGACCCCGGCCCAGTGCGCGTTCTACGCGGCGTCGGCCGCGGTCGGGGGCACGCCCGCACAGGACCTCGTCGTCGACGGCGAGCCGACCATCGATCGAGAGGACCGCCCGTGACCGGGATCTACACCACGGCGCGCATCGCGCACCTGATCGCTGCCGGGAACGTGACGCAGCACCTCGCACCCGTGACCCGGGCGCACGAGGGCCGGCTGCCGTGGATGCCGGGGAAGAGCCACGCCGTCATCCCGCTCGGCCGGCAGACGCTCTGCCGCGTGATCGTCCATCGCCTGCGGCACGTCGAGCTCGGCGCGCTGCAGCCCCGCGACCTGCACGAGACCGGACACCGCACGACGCTCGACCTCGCGCGGTGGTGGCTCAGGACGTCGATCGCGCGGCAGGAGCGCACGGGCGACGCGTGGTCGGACGAACAGATCCTCGCCCGCTTCGCCCGGCACAAGAGGAAGGTGGCGTGGGCTCTGGAGTTCGCGCTCGACACGAGCCACCTTCCGCGGCTGTTGCACGAGGACCCGGCCCAGGGCTACACCGCGCTCACGCAGCAGGCCGCCGTCGGCGAGCCCGAGGCCGTCAGCGCGTGGGAGGTAGAACGCCAGGTCGACGGCGCCCAGGCGCGCCACGCCGCACGGCGCGGCCTCATCGAGCAGCAACGCCTCGACGAGCACGCCACGCTGGAGCAGCGCCTCGAGCGGGCGCTCACCCGCGCCGCCGAGCACGGCATCGACGTGCGCGCCGAGCGGCGCGTGCTCGAGCAGCGGATCCACCGCATCGAACGGAAGATCGCCGGCGCGGCATGATGACGCGATGAGCAGCTGGGTGGAGATCGAGGCAACGTTCTGGGACGACAAGGGCTCGCCGATGCTCAACCTCGATCGGATCATCAAGGCGGGCCCGGTGGGTTCCGAGGGTGGCTTGTCCGGTCACGAGGGCGAGGGCTACTACTTCGTCCACGGCAGCCTGCGCGACATGACGGACCTGGCCGACAGCGCGGCGATCCTCGGCTGGTTCTGCAAGCAGGCGGAGTACTGGTGCGACAAGGCCGAGATCCGTTGGGAGTTCGGCAGCTCTGGCCCGCGGTACCGCTACGAGATCGAGGCCGGCGAGCTCCGGAAGCTGAAGGGCGTGCTCGACCTGTGACAGCCCCATCAGGATCTGCAATGCTCACCGCACACCGACCCCGCATGCGTGCGGACCCGGCGGTGTCTGGCAAAGCGGTAGGCGGCATATACGCCCGCGCCCGGTGCTCCAGTAGCCCCCGCACGCCCGAGAGCAGCCAGCGCCCGTGAGGCGCGTCGGCTGCCACACCTGGGCCGGCCCCGAGCTGGCCGACCTGCAGCAGGCCGCGGCGACGCGGCCTGACGCGCCCGAGGTCTGGTGCGCGAGCGAGCACCCGCACCTGCGGGACATCGCCGCGCTCTGGCCCAACGCCACGCTCCGCACCGTGGGCTCCAAGCCCCCCACGGTGCGACGTGCGTTCGCCGTGCACGAGGACGGCGACCCTGCGCGGCTCGAGCACCGCACGCTCGACCGGCCGAAGCACACCGTCGTCTGCCCGTGGTCTCCGCCCGCCCGACCCTCCGCGTCTGCTCGACGCCCGGCTGCCCAAGGCTGAGCGCAGAGAGCCAGTGCGACGAGCACCGACGCGAGTCCGTGCGTCGTCGTCAGGCGCGGCGGCCGCGGGCACGCGGCAACGACCCGCGGGTGATCAAGGCCGTCCTCGGCCGCGACCACTGGCGCTGCGTCCGGTGCCATGCGGCGAAGGGCGACCAGAGCCGCCGCGACGCGATGGCGACCGTGCGGCTCGTCGTCCACCACGTCGTGGAGGTCCAGGCCGGCGGAGGTGACGACCTCTCCAACCTGCAGACGCTCTGCAGCGACTGCCACCACCAGGAGCACCATGGCTGAGAACTACACCGACGTCTGGACGACGGACGGGACGGGCTGCTTCACCGTCCTCGGGACCTACGAGGCGATCCGGAAGCAGCTCACGCACGAGCTCGCAGGTGACTGGATCGAACTCGTCCGGGTGGTCTGGCAGGACCCGGACCGTGAGGGCGGCGTTGACGAGGCGTGGCCGGCCTACGCGGAGCTGCCGCTGGCGCTCCGGATCTCCGAGGTCACGGGCATCAGCGCGGCCAGCGCTGGCATGGCCGACTCGGTCCACCGCGCCCGCGCCCACAGCCTGCAGTGAGGCGCTCAAGGGGTGGGGGTGACCCCCTAACCCCTCGAAATCCTTGCTCGCGCTGGACCCGTCCTAACGCTCTGTACGGGTCTGGGGCCGACGAACTTGGCCGGAAACGGCCTCCCTGCGGCACGCGCGACGCGCGCCGCCAACCACGACCAGGAGGACGGCCGCGATGGCCGGACGAGGACCCGCGCCGAAGCCCGCCGACCAGCGGCGCCGGCGGAACAAGGAGACCGCGACCGACGAGCTCCCGGCCGAGGGCTACGAGGGGAAGTACCCCGAGCTGCCGAAGACGTACCGCTCCCTCGCCCCGCCCACGAAGAAGGGCGCCCCGCCGCGCGCGGTACGCCTGAAGTTCTTCGACGAGACCCGCCGCTGGTACGAGGCGTGGGCGACGTCGCCGATGGCGACGATGTTCACCGCGCCGACCTGGGAGCGACTGCTCCGGCTGGCGCGGCTCATCGACCAGTTCGAGCGCTACCCCGACAAGACGCTGCTCGCCGAGATCCGGCTGCAGGAGGCCACGCTCGGCGGCACGCCGGCGGACCTCCTCCGGCTGCGGAAGACGATCGCGGCGCCCGAGGACGATCGGCCCGCGCTCGCCGCGGTGTCCTCGCTCGCGGGGCGGCGTGAGCGGCGAGCCGTGGATCCGACCGGTGGCTGATGCCGTGGCGCGGACCCGAGGTTGCCGGCGAGTACCCCACGCTCGGCTTCCAGGTCATCGACCTGATCGAGTCGCGGTGCGTCATCCCGGACGGCCCCAACGCCGGCGACCCGTTCGTCCTGACCGACGAGCAGGTCGCGTTCCTGCTGCAGCACTACCGGCTGCGGCCGGACGCTGGGGTCGACGACGAGGAGAGCCCCTTCGTCCACTTCCGCGGGTCGCAGCTCGTGCGGCCGCAGAAGTGGGGCAAGGCGCCGCTCACCGCGGCGCAGCTCATCGCGGAGGTCCACCCCGAGGGGCCGGTCCTCTTCGACGGGTGGGACGCGAACGGCGAGCCGGTCGGCCGGCCGTTCCCGACGCCGCTGGCGCAGGTCACGGCCTACAGCCAGGACCAGACCGACAACGTCTGGCGGGCGCTGCAGCCGATGATCGAGCTGAGCCCGACGCTCTCGCTCGAGATCCCCGACACCGGGATCGACCGGATCAACGTCCCGGGCGGCGGCCGCATCGAGCCGGTCACCTCGTCCGCGCTCTCCCGCCTCGGGGCCCGCGTCACGTTCGTCATCCAGGACGAGTCGCACTCGTGGCTGAAGTCCAACGGCATGCGGCGCGTCGCGGACGTGCAGCGCCGAGGGCTCGCCGGGATGGACGGCCGGTTCGTCGAGACCACCAACGCGTGGGACCCGGCCGAGCAGAGCGTCGCGCAGGAGACCAACGAGTCCAAGCGCGTCGGGGTCTACGTCGACGACGTCGAGCCCGGCAAGGGCTCGATCCGCAACAAGGTCGACCGGCACCGCATGCTGCGGAAGGTCTACGGCGACTCGCTGTGGAAGCCGAACGGCGGCCTCGGCTGGGTCCGGCTCTCCCGCATCGACGCGGAGTGCATCGAGCTCCTCGACCGCGACGCCGCCCAGGCCGAGCGCTTCTTCCTCAACCGCAAGCGCGCGGCCGAGAGCCAGGCCTTCGACGTCGACGGGAAGTGGATCCCGCTCGCGAAGCCCGGCTACCGGCCGCCGCCCGGTGCGCTGATCGTCATCGGCGTCGACGGGGCCCGCTTCGACGACTGCCTCGCGATCGTCGGCATCGAGGTAGCGACCGGCTTCACCTGGGTGATCGGGTGCTGGGAGCGGCCCAAGAACGCGGCCGGCGACTACGAGCACCCGAAGCCCGCGATCGACGGGACGATGGAGGAGGCGTTCGACGACTACGCCGTCTGGCGCTGCTACGTCGACCCGCAGCACATCGAGCACCTCTTCGATCCGTGGCGCGGGAAGTGGGGCGAGGACCGCGTCCTGCCGTGGTGGACGAACCGGCCGAAGCAGATGGCCTGGGCGATCCGCGGCGGCGTCGACGCGCTCGCCGCCGGCGACTTCACCCACGACGGCGACGAGCAGTTCACACAGCACATGCGGAACGCGACGCGCTGGCGGACCGACGTCAAGGACGACCAGGGCCGCCCCATGTTCCTGATCGGGAAAGAGACCCAGGGCAGCAGCCGGAAGATGGACCTCGCCGCCGCGTGGGTCATCGCCCGCGAGGCCCGGGGCGACGCGATCTCCGCGGGGGCCAAGGCCCCCGAGACCCAGCAGTCCACGATGTTCATCCACTGACCTGATGGCTCAAGCCGCCTACACCAACCTCGTCGCCTCCCTCGAGGCGGAGCTCGTCGCCCAGACCCGGGTCGTCGACTTCTACGAGAACTACTACTTCGGCGACCACCAGCTCCAGGCGGTCACGAAGAAGTGGGAGGAGGTCTACGGCGGTGCGCTGCCGGAGATGACGTCGAACTGGTGCGAGCTTGCGGTCAACGCCGCCGCCGGCCGGCTCAAGGTGGAGGGGATCATCTTCCCGTCGCAGACGGGCCGGCGCGGTGAGGACGGTGGCCCTGATCCGGTGGCCGCGGAGATCTGGGAGAAGAACGGCCTCAACACCGCGCAGGCGCAGGCGCACACGACCGCCGTCTACGCGGGCCGCTCCTACCTGCTCGTCGAGCCGCCCGGCCAGGGCGAGACGATCTCGCGAGTCACCGTCGAGCACCCGTCGCAGACGTACGTCCGGATGGACCCGTCGAGCAACCGCCGGCGGCTCGCGGCGATCAAGACGTGGTGGGACGTCGCCGACGACGGCAGCGTGGGCGACCAGCAGGTCACGCTCTACCTCCCGACCCGCACCTACCACCTCACCCGCAAGCGGTTCGACACGACCGGGATGGGCCCGTACGTCTCGCCCGTCCTGCTGCCACGCACCGGCTATACGGCGGTGGACGAGGTCGACAACCCGCTCGGCGTGGTGCCCGTCGTCCCGCTGGACAACAAGCCCGTCTCGCTCGCGGCCGCGCCGCGCCTCGTCGGGAAGAAGATGCTGCTCGGCACGATGTCGGACCTGCAGCCGCTCACACCGCTGCAGGACGCGATCCAGAAGGGCGTCGTCGAGATGATCGTCATCGGCGAGGCGTCGTCCGCGCCGCTGCGCTGGGCGACCGGCGTGACCGAGCCGAAGGACCCGAAGACGGGCGATCCGCTCCCGAACGCCGAGATCCGGTCGATGGTCACGTCGCTGCTGACGTTCCCCGACAAGGAGGCCAAGGTCGGGCAGCTCCCGGCGAACGACATGACGGGCCTGATCGCTCGGCACGCGCTCTACCTCCGCGACTTCGGCGCCCAGTCCCGCACGCCGCCGCACTACATGCTCGGCGACATCGTGAACATCAGCGGCGAGGGCCTCTCCGCCACGGAGACCAGCCTGTCCGAGCGGATCCGGGAGAAGCACGGCCCGCTCGGCGGAGGCCACGAGCAGGCCACCCGGATCGCCTGTGGCTTCCAGGGCGACATGGAGCGGTTCGAGGACGTGCGGTGCAAGACGTCCTGGGCGAACCCCGAGATCCGCTCGATCGCGCAGGCCACCGACGCGGCTCTGAAGCTATTCAAGGGCGGCATGCTCCCGCTGGAAATGGCGCTCGAGATGGTGCCCGGCATGACCGCCGCGAAGATCGAGCGCGCCGTCCACCTACTCGGCTACCCCCAGCGAGGGCCCCTTCCGTCTTCCCTCGTGTCCGACGACGGCGACCCGTTCGTCGACGTCGTGCCCGGCGCCGTCCCGCGCCAGGGCGCAGCCTCGCCCGCGGCACTCGCCGCGTAGCCACCCACCGCCCGGCCGCGACGGTCGGGCCCCAGACCAGGAGACCCCCGCGATGGGAGCCACCCGCATGCCCAGCCACCTCGATGACATCCTCACCCTCGCCGCGCACGAGCGTCCCCGCTGGGGGTCCCTCTCCGCCGCGCTGCGCCGACCGGGCGTCTTCCTCAACGAGGGCGAGCCCGCGGGCGGCACCGGCGGGGGAGCGCCCGCCAGCGGCGAGCCGGCCGCGCCGGCCGGGGGAGAGC